CCGATCCGCCCACACCTGTCAACATCATGGACATGTTATCACCTGTACACAAAGTCTACGGTTATCCCTGTAGCAGCATTGGACGTGTCGTTATCCGCAATGCCGCCAACTAGTGTAAATGCAATGCCGGACGCAAATGCGATTGGGACACTTATCGTGAAGCCGTTACCGGATGTACTCGCGGGGATAGCGTAACACTGCACTACTGCTGTAGTTCCTGCCGTTGGTGTTGATGCTGTATCGTGCAGTTTCAGGTAATACAGTGTCGATGTCGTGTTTATCGCCGTAACGTTCATTAACGTTCCAGCCGACGCCTTAACGACAGTCTGATTTGTTGATGCTGCGCTGAGATAGTGCGCTGGGGTTCCGGGGGTTTCCATGAGCTTCCACGTTCCGTTTGCGTTGAGAAATTTATTCGCCGCGGCATCCCCCGCCGCTGGAGCCGGGACAATGCCAGCCGTACCGCCTGAGCCTGTGTCGCCGACCATCGGGACAGCGTCAACAATCTGCCTAGCTGTAGCTTTATGCTGCCCGACGCCTTGCCAAATCGGCAAAACATCTGCGTCAGCATCAACAGTTGTAACTGCCGATTTATCTGGTATGATGAATGTTGTCATTAATTAATTCCAGTAAGCACGGCTATTTCAGTACGCAGAGAACCGCCGCTTCTATTCTCAACATAGATCATACCCAGAGCATCTGTGCTCACCGTGATCTTGCCGTCCGTGCCTGTTGTGCCTGTGAGGATGCCTGTCGTATGCGCCATATTAGTTGACTCACTTATTGCCGTTATCGCCGGAGTGGTAGCTGCGCGCATAACATACATGCCGTAGTTGGGCGTCGCGGCGGTTACCATGAGCATTCCACTGTAGACATTGACACCCAGATTTACTGAATACACGCCGTCGTCAACAATCGTCGTATCCCATACCATCCCATAGTTGGGGCGCGGGGAAATGGTCTGAGGAAGCACCGTAACGTTGGACATTGAGCCGGACTTGTAGAGCGGCGTTGCCGCCAGCGCCAAATTGCACTGACCGATGTACACTGTGTCCAGAGTGCCCGCAGTTCTGACCAAGGATATGCCCGCGCCCGCGATGTCTTGCACATTGACGTTGTCAATAACAATGTTGCTAAGAGTTGCTGTTGATCCTGCCGACTCTAGCATGACCCCGTTGGTCATGGTGGTGGCGACGGTGATATCCGTAATGTTTACGTGCTTGACCGTGTTGCTGGAGCTCGTAAGAACCTTTACTGCTGCCAACCCTGCGCCATGCGCCCTGACGTTCTGTATTGTGCCGCGTTGTATCGATACGCCTTGATTCCAAACTAGTACGTCCTATGGACGGCGAGGAGAATTCAACGTTAGTGACAGAAAAATCAGCAACGGCGTAGGTCGGCGAGCCAACAACTACGATCGATTCTGGGCCGACCGTGCCAACCAAGTAAACATCGTCGACAGAGCAAGCTGTGCCCTCTATCTTTATCAGAGCAGAGCCAGCCGTTGCATTGTCGCCGCCGAGCGCCCGGATATGGCGCAGCCTGCAGCCCAGCTGGGTCACCAAGATGCCGCATATAGGATTGGCGATGCCGACGTCTTCGATTTCCGTGTAAGTGTGGGCGGCGTGGATATAGCTGGTAGGATGGCCCGCACCTTGATTTTCGAATTGAAATCCTTGAAACCGGCACCCGGTATCCGCTGTCGTGAACACAGTGGTCCCGACGAAATTAGTGACATTGAATGCAGTCAGCCTAGTCCCACGCCCAATCAGATGACAGGCGCGCGGCGTTGTTATATCGTGGTCAACGCGATAATTACCAACGTCAAGATCAATGTAACATTCACGGTTTGTGCCCATGGAGTCAAGGCAACGCTGTATTGCTGCGGATTGGTCTCCCGCAGCTCCAGTTTGCACGCCAAACCATGAGATGTGAGCGTAATGGGCTGTCTCGCTGCCTATAACTGCTGCGTCGTAGGCGAGAGAGATGGTCCCTAAGCCTGAGAATATTTTCTGGCGCGCAGACTCAACAGGAGCCTTGATAATAACAGTGACGCCATTATCTACCGATAAGCTAGCGCCCGGCATGAAGTTAAGCGGGACAGTAAGCGTTATGTTGCTTGAAACGCGATAGACACCGGGGGTAAAAATGATGTCCCCGTCTGCCTGCGCCAGAACGATAGCGGCAGAATCGTCCGCCACGCCATTGGCAAGAGCGCCGTAGTCTTTTGGGCAAGAAAATAGCTTGGCGGACGAAACGATTTGTTGCGCTGTCGCCTTTTTCTGTGCCGCGCCCTGCCAAACGGGAATGTAGTCAGCGTCCTTGTCAAGAGAGCTGACCGTTAATTTGTCAGGTATAATAAATGTGCTCATTGGGCGACCATTATTTTTCCGGACTCATCAACCCATTCAGCGCCAAGCTCATCAACCATTGCGTTATCATAATTTGCATACCTATCGAACTCACCAGGGACAACCGGCGCGCCATCTGGTGAACTCCTTGTATAGACAACCGGAGAAGCCTCTAACTGCTCCACATTATTTTGCCGCTCTAGCGGATGAATATCGCGCATAGGTCTTACACTGCCTGATACGGAATTTCGTACCACACGAGCGTGACGGCGGCAGTTTGTCCAATAGCAGTAGACCCACCAATGCCTACGTAAGTGCCCGGATCAATTGCTAATGAGCCGTCAAATGGAAAGCGAATGTTAAAAATACCTGTTCCCGGCGTTGCTGATTCCTGCGAAGCGCCAAGTGACATGAGGTGCACCGGGGCAGTCATTGTCGCGGCAGAAGCGGTAAACCTTGCCTGAGAAACCTTGCCAGAGCCAAGCCGGGCATTGCGGGGCGTTGCATCCGTGAATACCGTGATGGGCGCAGCCGTCGCGACTTGACCGCCCGCATTGGTAAGGATAGAAAGACTGAGATCAGCGACAGCAGGTGTGCCTACAGTGGCGACGCCAGCGGTGAGGTAAACTGGGACAAGTGTGTAGCAAGAGCCAGCCGGATTCCACAGGCCAAAAACCTGGGCCGTTGCATTGTACGCGGGGACTGCCACGCCAGCAGCGGCTGTGGAGCCGATAAACATGTTGCCAGCAAGCATCTGCCTTGTGATGTCGCCAGGAAGAGAAACTAATGCCATTATAAAAACCTAGTAGCGCTTTTTCAGCCAAAGAATGATGTTGTATTGAGAATTGGTGGACGGCGTAATCATATTCACAGTTGAGAAGAGAATATTCCCTGTTGCCGCTGGAGTTTTGTTCACAAGTCCCCCAAACTTTGAGAAATTTTGCTTCTCTGCGAAGTACGAAGGACAGACGAAGGCAATGGGGTTACCACTGCCCTCCCATTGGACTTGAACCTCAACGTTACTTGTGCTGAACATTATGCCTTGTATACTAACGTTTGTGGGCGCAACGCCGTTAGAGTCAGGATTCAGTAAGCTAACATCAACCTTCAGCACGTCAGTTTCAGAGTCACCAGTCTCCAGTTTGCCTGTGAACTGTATAACCGCATTACGGGGGCCATCCTCCAACACACTAGTTGTGGCGACGATCATTGAATATTCTCTATCTATTATTGATTAGGCTACTGCGGTCACAACTTCTCTGCAGGAAGTAGCGGCGTCATAGTACAGAGCGCCAGACGGCGATGCTTCAGAAGCGGTAGCGCCAACGAGCGAGCAACCCTTCAGAATCAGAACGCCAGCCGGTGAGCCTGTCGCCGAGATGCTAAAGCCGCTAGCAAGCGCAGATGTGCCTGTGTTAATGAAGATACAGTTCTGGAAGAGGTTGAAGCGATCAACAGCAGATGCGGCATAGGTGATCCAGGTCATCGCAGTCGAAGTTGCATAGGTGTAGATGATGCAGTTCTTAAAGACGTTGCGCGCCGTTCCGTTGCTGGAAGCATCCTTGTTGAAGTAAATCTCGTAGCGCTGGGTTGAGCGAGAGACTGTATCTATGCCGATGGTGCATGACTCGAAGGTGTTTTCCTGTGCACCATACATATACAGGCTGTACTGTGTGCCTACGTCAGCAGTCGTGCCGCCAGCATTGCCGCCGAGATGACAGTTCTTGAAGTAGTTGCGGTCTCCGGAGAGATACACTGCGCCAACAGCGGCTGCAGCATTAAGGTCATTAATGAAGGAGATATTTTCGAAGCGACAGTTGTTAGCGCTAATGTTCACCAGGGGCGCGACACTCGCGGCTGTGGCAGTCTGATTTGGACGGATTGTGGAGCGCTGAAAGGCGTGATTGCCAGAGTCGATACCGATAAGGTGCGTGCTGTCCTTATTCCAAAGCAAAGTGCTTGTAAGGTAGTCGGCGGTGGTGGCGAGTGTGTTGGTGTGGGACGCGAGGTAGATTACGTCGTTGTATCCGGCGCGAGCAGCGGAAAGAGCGGATTTAACGGATTTCTTCGGGTGGTAGGTCTGTTCGCCACGGTTGGAGTCGCCGCCACGATAAGGGTCAACGAAGAATGCCTTGCCGTTCGTGAACATGCCGTTGACAGGCGCGCCACCATTCTGGTAGAGCTGGTCGGTAAATGTAGTCATAAAGGGTTCTCATTATTGTTTTGGGCGGCGATTGCCATACCCAATGTACAGTTTCATTGCTCTAGAGTGCGCCAGAGACAGCCGCAGCTTTAGAGGGCAGGCCACCGAAGCAGCCTGCTAGTTTAGGGTAAGTTATTTATTTTACTCAATATTTTAACTGCCTGCCGCCGCCCACAACGATCTCCAGTTACTCCACCCAAAACTGTATCGCTCCCAAGACTTGGCAAGAGCGTTGCTTGTGGTAAAATCGTTGTCCTGCTCGAACACCAGCTCGTGACGTTCAAACAAGGTCAGGCCATCCGGCACGTTGGTCTTAACGAACCACGCAGTGCTGGAGGTCAGGAACGGATTGACCACATAGCCGCCCTTCAGAGTTCCCTTGGACTTCAGCGCGTTGATAGCGTTGCTGGCCGAGAAGTTCTGCAGCGGGCTGTTTAGGATACGTTCAGCGTTGAACATATCGTTCGGGTGGACGATCAGCAGCTCAGGGAGAGCGTGGAAGATGAGTCCACGGCTAGTTTTGATCTGCGAAATAGCGATACAAGTGTCTTCGAGAGACGCCTCGCTAAGGTCCGAAGCCGTCGCCAGCATGTTCGCCTGATCGCCAGACGCGGTAGGATGCGAGAGCGAACCAAGCGTAACGCCGTCTCCGCCAACAGCTCCGGTGAACGCGTTATTGAGTATATTTGCACCGTTCACCTCCTTCGTCTGGTTCATAGAGAAGGCAAGCATGCGGGCGCGCTTAAAGGATCGAGCCTGATACAGGTTGTCCTGCAGCTCTTCCATGGTCACGACATAGCCGAGGCCCCAAGTATCATGCGTATAGCGCACGACGTATTCTTGGTTGTGACTGTCGTAAGTGAAGCTCCCACCTTCAGGCTTCTTCTGCGCGAAGGCAAAGCCACTGGAGGCAACATCTTCTTCATAAGCCTGAGCAGACTTCTGGACAGTGAAGATGTCAGGATACTTTTTATCGTATTCGTCGTAGACTTGGCCGAAGAATGTTCTAATTCCTGGCCACACATGAATGTTCAGATAGTATCGTTAAGACTATCTCGTTAATTACTTAAGGTATTTCTAAGTAACAACTGCCTATTATTTCTAATAGGATCAGACTATATCTTGGGCTTTTAAAGTAAAAGTCCCTCACCATTTCCCTCCACTTGGAGGTACGAGCGGATGCTCTAGTCGTTGAGCTTAGCCAAAAGGCTATATCCCCGATGATTTTTGCATGAAAGCAATGACTGTGGAAGCAGGTCATGTTCCCGACAAAAATCCTTAAGTCCTGTAAAAGTAACTTCTTCGCCGTTGGGGCACCTAACACGATACGTCTTCGCTAGCGGGTTGGCGGCGCCAGATTGCTGATATAATTCCATCTTCGCATAGTCATACGGTTCAGGAGGAATATCGCTTCTCTTTATGCCAGTCAACTTTCTGATGCGATGTGACTCTTGGATTTTATCGACAATGTCTCGCGGGAAGACTGCAAAGCCTGCTCCGCCAAAATTGCTATTATATCCATCGTTGTATGTGTCAAATTCGCTTATATATTTGGCCTCTGCAGCTTTCGCCTCTTCTTTTGTGGCGACAGTGCACAGAATGTCTTTAATAAAGACTTTAGGGCCAAATTCCGCAATAGCTGTGTAAAACTTGCTACTACGTTTGCGCTTACCCTTAGAATTTGCTACATGCTCTTCCCACCTATCGCATATGCGGCGAGTGGTCATTCCGATGTAACTTTTTCCATTAACAGTGTTAGTTATCTTGTAGACTTTGTATTCGGACATATATTATCTTAGCTTTAGTTGCTGATTGCCGAATCCTTATTCTTTTCAAACCGTCACGATTACAGTTTCCTGTTGCGTTGTGGTGTATAAGGCTCTAACGGTGTTCCAGCATTTAGATGAGTTATTGCCTCTATATCACTATAGAGCAGCACAGTGGCAAGTCTATGCTTTTGGATGTGAACCAGTTGTAATAATAGGCATGTATTAACTCCTTAGTAGTAGCGCTGCTTACACGCCAGCGTACTGATTAACTTCAGTGCTAGCGTTGATCGCAACTTCCCACTGAGCATAAGCTGCCATGGTATTGCCGACAATTGGCCGGAACCGGATGATTGTGAGCTGCCAAGTCGCCTGTGAGGCGGCGGCGGTGGACGCGGACAGTGTGAATCCGGAGAGGCCAGTGGCAGTGCTGCCGGTGCCCGTAACCAGATAGGCGTTGTGTCCAGCGAACAGGTAAGTCGGTGTAGCCGAGCCATCATCCTGGATCGCATAGATCAGGTTCGGATCGTCAGCCACATACACGCCGCGCGCGGTGGAAGCGGGGTTGTAAACAGGGCTTGTCGCCTGCTCAGCGAAGAAACCAACAACAACGCCAGTGATGGGGTTGGTGGTCCCTGGGGTGGCGCGAGTCACAGTACGCAGGCTACCAGCAGGATTCCCGTAGTAGTCAGCGGACATGGCGCTGGTCGTAATAACAACAGGATCGCCAATGAAGAGATTCTGCGTGGTGTAGTAGAGAGTGGCCGCGTCGTTATAAGGCGCTCCACTCCTGTACCGCAAAGGCTTGAGGCCGAAAGGCCCCGCAACGTTTGTCATGTAAAAGTCCTAAGAGAAATTGCGTTACCTCCGTCGCGCATCGCGCGGAATGTAAGCATGGTCGGGGTCTTGGTCGAATAGCCCATGTCCACCGGGAACAACGCCTTGTTCGACCTGATCAGTGACGTCATGCCACTGGCGCATACGTTTCCTGTTATCTTCTTCGTAATATTCTTTGAGTTTTCTGCACAGGAAAGCACGCAACGGCTCGCCTGTTTTTGATCTGCCAACAATACGTGAGATGCGAGTTCCTTCGTTCTGATTCTTCTCAGCGTCTTCCGCCTCAGTCCGGATTCTCTCATCGTAAACAAAATCGTAATCATCTTGTTCTGTTAATTGAAACAAGCGACCGGGTTCATCGTTTATCCATCGATAGATGTACCTGTCGTCCTTAAGTTCGTCAGGAACGCGTAGTCTATAATCGAGGCCGTCAAAGCTCGCGGCTCTGCGCCTCCGGGAATTCTTGGTGGTTTTAACGCGTTCTTCATTTACTGGCGCTCTTGTGGGCGCAGCGGTAATCTTTGGTTCGATAGCCATGTTTTTCTTGTTACTCTTGGTAAGCGTCATGATAATCTGCAGCCCATGCTTCTTTAGCCTTGGCGAAGTCCTTGCCGTAAACCCCACTTGGGAAGACGACAGATTCAAATGTCTTCCGGTCGTTAGGGTGTATCTGCCCCCAACCCTTCTTGGCAGAGCCCGAGCTGGAATTGCTGTAGGACTGGCCGCCCTCTACAGAGCTGTGCTGGCGCTGCTGCTGACCCTGGTCTCCACCGTACTGCTGGCGGTTGTAGCCCTGGGCGTCGCCACCGTTCTGCTGCTGGCCGTTGCCGTTGTAGCTTGTGTCCGCCTGCTGGCGCTGCTGGCCTCCATTGTCGCCGTAGAACTCACGCTGCTGGCTGGCCTGATACTGCTGCTGTTGCTGCGTGTAGCCAGTTTTCTCAGGAAAGCGCCTGTTCATTTCCTGGGCAACAAGCTCAAGGTTCTCACGCAGGCTAAGCGTGGGACGCTCCTCAAGCAGGTTTACATGGATGATGTCGGCAAGGCGTCTAGCGTCTGCTTTCTCTTCAAACCATTTGTTCTTGCCGCGCCATTCCGTAATCGTAGCAAGCTCTTCCGGGCTCAACTGACGCTGCTCCGGAGCCGACTGCCGCTGTTCCGGGGCTGGCGGGGCTACAGGCTTGGGCTTGTAGGCAAACTGCTCTTCCTCAGCGGTTACGGACTTGTAGAAGTCGCGCTCTTGCTCTACAAGCGTATCGTAGTGTTGCCGAACATCCTCGGGGACCACAGCGCGCTTGGCCGCATCGAGATCGCGCATGAAGTTGTCACGCTGGCGCTGAATGGCAAGTCTGGCGATCCGGGCGGTGTTTTCCGCTTTCGCATCTGCCTCAGCCTGCTGCGCCGCAAGACGCTGTTCCCATGTCTCGTGGGCTTTACGCAGGCGCTCGTCTACGGCCCGCTCACGCTCATTCATCTGGCGCTCTAGAGCCGCGACACGTTCCCGCTCACGTTCCAGCTGCGACTTCACGATGGGGAGAACTTCCTCACCGCGCCGCACAAATTCGTCAGGAGCAACCCAGCGATCCTCTGGACCGCGATACTCCTCTTTGGAACGCCAACCTAGCTCGCGGGCGCGCTTGATAAGGGCGTCATCGCCTGTGTCCTGGGCTGTGTTCTGGGCTGTGTTCTGCTGTTCCGAGCCTTGGTTACGCTCGATGAATCCCGGCATTCCGCCGTTCATGTTATCCATTAACTTTTTGTCTTTGCTTATTAAAAGTCGATTACAGCGCCGATGTCTTTGTCATTGATCAGGCGGTAATCTTCACCATCCTTACCCTCGATAAGGGTGCCGCTGTAGCGGGCGTAGAGGACGCGATCGCCAACGCGGGGGATGTGAACATCAAACGGCCAAACGTGGTATGAGAAGGCAGCTGGCGAAATAGCTTCGATCGTGCCCTTCTGGATGGCGCGCTGCTGGTCGGCCTGGACGTCCTGTGGCAAGAAGATGCCGCCGCCAGTTTTCTCTTTGGCAGCGTCGGGACGGATTAGAACCTTGAATTCAAACGGGGTGATTCCGGACGGATGCAGTGTTGGCTCCACAATGGTCAAGATCGGGTCCGTAAGTTTGATTTTAGTATTAGTCTTAGTTGTCAATGTCTAAGTCCTTGGGGGTTATCTCTAGTAATGACTCAAGAGCTTGTTTTCTTGCTCTAAGGTCAAGGTAGGTTACAAGCAACTTCGGCTGGTCTACAGCGCCTGTCGCTGACAGCAATGAAAGCCACTGCCGTTTACTCTCTTCTATGAGAGCTTCTGCTCTGGAAAATACCGCGTCTGTTACGGGGTTGATAAGCCAGATTTCGAATTCGTCTTTGGTGATCGCCAAGTTAATAAAACCTATTGGTTCGTCATGTGATGTGGCGCGATATCTTCTTTGTGTATAGCCTCATGCGCAGCTTTGAACTGCTGGGCGTCGGCTTGGGCATACGCCTTGATGCCCTGGGTATGCGCTTCAGAGAGCTTGGCGGCGGCTCTGGAGCTGTTGAAGTCAATCTCAGACTGCAGCTTCTCGATCTGCTTCTGCATAAGCGCCATTTTCATCTGATCATCCGGCGATGGCGGCTTAGGTTGCGCCATGACTTCCATGTAGTTGTCGATGCCCGCCGCAGAGAGAAGCCTGATAAGCGTCTTCTGTGGGTCGAGCAACGTGTTGTATGGAGGCTGCATTTGCAGTTGAGTCAGCATCTGCGCTCTGGCGATGCGCTGCATTTCGGTAACAAGGGTCGGATCAGCGACAGGACACACTAACATTGTGTCTAGAGCATAATCTTGATCTACGCTGGCGGGGATACCCACAACTGTGCTGTACGCCTGATCCGACAAGTACTTTCTGTTTAGTCTATAGATTATCTTAAATTCTTTGGTAAGCGCTTTAAAAATACGCTTATAAATCGCTGTAAAAACTTTGTGGCCCTGCTCAATCAAAGCCAGAATAGTTGTAGGCTGGACATTATCCTGCCCCATATCGCCAGTAAGCACGTCTTGTATGCTTGTGATCTGCTTGGCGGCGTCGATCATCATTGTCAACAGCTGGAACAAGGCCATCGACGGACCTGGATGCTCCATGTTTACGATGGCAGATCGAATGTCTTGCCCCAGAGCGTCAACTGTATGATAAACGCCCGGTTCAAAACGCAATTCAGTTTTCTTGAAAGTAAGACCTGATCCGATGAAGCCGCCGCCTGAATTTTGTAAGTGGCCTGCGTCGATCATTTGGTTCATGGTGGTGTCTACAATACTGGTGATGCTCTCTAATAGGAAGCCAAAACCAATAGGGTAGAATCCACCTTCAGGATCAGGAATAAAGGGGTAAATGACGAAGTAGTCTTCACGCGGTATCCTAGTGATACGCTTTCCGTCGTGGCGGACGTCGGTAATATCGAAGCCTGCCGTAATGCGGACTACTTTGTCTGATTGCTCATGGATGGTAATGATCCACGGCTCTGCAAAATCGTCTCCGTCTAGGTCATAATAGCAATGCTGCTCTACAAAGTCTATTGGAGCAGAATCATCGTTTCCATCAACGTAATCTGGGGCAAGATCAATGTCCAGGAACATTCCAGCGCGTTTCCGCTCCTCTACTTCTTGAGGGTAGAGTTGGAAGGAATGGGAAATCCTGGGCGCTGATTCGAGAGACTTGACTTTCTGGTTTACGACAAGATCAATAAGTGAAATCCAGGTTGATCTTGGGCAGTCAGCTTCAAACCGCCAATATATCTTCCGAGCCGCGCCACCGATGACGGGCATCTGATGCAGTAGCTTGTCCGTCTCCGACTCCCAGTCATCCATTTCTGTGAGCAACTGGTGGGACATGTGGCTGGCGATCCTGGCGGCGCGCTGGCCTTGCTGTCCTTGCGGATCGAGCCCTGTATGCTTTGCTTTAACTATGTCACGCCCAGAGCAGATCGCTGGGTATGCCCTTGCGGCAAACTGTAAGCTGGCCGTCGTGAGCAGCGGGTAATTCACATTGGCCGCGCCAGGGAAAGGATAGGACTTGTCTTCGCGGTGTTGTTTCGCTATCTCTATGGCGCGGAGAGCGCGTTCTTCCCAGTCTCCACGGGAGCGCTTGTCGATCTCGTAACCTTCGCCTACACGTCCACCTATACGGGCTAGCTCGTCTTCGTCTATGTCTTCGGCGACATTCGGGAGCGCGGCCCATTTGCGGAGCTGCTTAAGCTCTGGCGGCTCAGCCTTTATATGTACGCCAGGAGGCATGCCCAAACCAGGAATG